AAAATTTCTTAAAGAATTTAACACCTACATCTACAGAAAAATTAGTGGGCCTTGACACATTGATGAATGAAGAGAAAAAGAAAATGATAGCAAGAGGAGATTCTTCATTAATGGTTAAAGTTGGTGAGACAGCAGCTCTTGGTGGAGAGTTAGTAGCCCCAATATTTCCAGGTTTAAAATTAATAAAAGCTTTTGGTAAAGCAAGAAATATTAATAAATCAAAAGCTGAAACAACAAAATTAATAGAACAAGAGATTGATACATTAGCTAAAGCTGAAGGTATGGACCGAAGAGAATTTTTACAAGTAAGTGGTGCAGTTGGAACAGTGGCTCTTGCTAAACTATTAGGTATATCAAGTGAGTTACCTAAAGTTGCAAAAGTTGCTGAAAAAGTTGTAAGCACTGGTCCAACAACTCCGGCATATTTTTTAAACTTAGTTGCAAAAATTAAAAACCTAGGTACCGACATAACTCAAACAGGTGCTTTAATAGAAAGACAAACAGTTATAAGATACAAGGATTATGAATTAACAGAAGATATTGCAACAGGTAGAGTTGAAGTTGTAAGACTTACACAGAGTGACGAAGCTACGCATTATGGTCAACCCTTAACGGAAGAAACTTATATGAGTCTTACACCAGGTGAAACTATTATTGGTAAAAATGGTCAACCTGTTAAAACACTAGATGAATATGACGAAGGTACTGCATTTATAAGAAGTGATCGTGCTAATGCAGGGGAAATTGTTGATGAGTCATTTGACATTTCTGAAGACGTTATTAAAGACGGAACTAAATTTGAAGATAATTTAAGTGACTTTGGAGAATGATTAAAAAGTTGACAACGACAATCCCTCCTTTAAAAGGTCCTAGCTCACAAGGGTTGAAAGTTCCCTTAAAACAAGTTAAAACAATTACAAAAGGAAAAATAAATGGCCGAAATAGACAAAGCCCTACCAAACGTAAATAATGCAGTTGAAGTTGAGAGACCAGAATTAGAAGTTGATCTTATAGATCAAGGTACTGAGTCTGATACACCTTTTGATGTTACACAACTAGAAGATGGCGGAGTTGAGTTAGACTTTGAACCTGGCATGAAAAAAATTCCTGGTACAGAAAATCATTTTGACAATTTAGCAGATTTATTACCTGACGATATTTTAGATCCTATCGGATCTGAGATGCAATCTAATTACACAGACTACAAAGCATCAAGAAAAGAATGGGAAGATAGTTATGTAAAAGGTTTAGATCTTTTAGGTTTTAATTATCAAAATAGATCAGAACCATTTCAAGGAGCATCAGGTGCAACGCACCCAGTTCTTGCGGAAGCTGTTACACAGTTCCAAGCAGGAGCATACAAAGAATTATTACCGGCTGAAGGTCCGGTTAGAACACAAATTTTAGGTAATGTTGATCAAGCAAAAGAACAACAATCACAAAGAGTAAAAGACTTTATGAATTACCAAATTATGGATGTCATGAAAGAGTATGAACCAGAATTTGATCAGATGTTATTTCATTTACCATTAGCAGGTTCAACATTTAAAAAAGTTTACTATGATGATCTATTAGAAAGAGGAGTATCAAAGTTTGTGCCAGCAGATGATTTAGTTGTTCCATATTCTGCTACTTCATTAGAAGATGCCGAAGCAATTATTCATGTAATTAAAATTTCTGAAAACGATTTACGTAAACAACAAGTTAATGGTTTCTACAGAGATGTAGAATTAACTAAACCGTCTGACGTAGAAGATAAAGTTACTAAAAAAGAAAGAGAACTAGACGGAACTAAAAAAACCGGCAGCGTAGAAGACATGTACACTTTATTAGAGTGTCATATTAATTTAGACCTAGAAGGTTTCGAAGACATGGGACAAGACGGGGAACCAACAGGAATTAGACTTCCTTACATTGTAACAATTGACGAAGGATCAAGAGAAGTATTATCTATTAAGAGAAACTTTGAACAAAACGATCCTAAAAAACAAAAGATAAATTATTTTGTTCATTTTAAATTTTTACCAGGTTTGGGGTTCTACGGTTTTGGTCTAATTCACATGATTGGTGGGTTATCTCGTACGGCGACCTCTGCTTTAAGACAGCTCTTGGATGCGGGAACGCTTTCTAATCTGCCAGCAGGTTTTAAACAAAGAGGGATAAGAATAAAAGATGAAGCAAAACCAATTCAACCTGGAGAGTTTAAAGATGTAGATGCTCCTGGCGGAAATTTAAGAGATGCTTTTTTTCCTTTACCTTACAAAGAACCTTCTCCGACATTATTACAATTAATGGGTATTGTCGTACAAGCAGGTCAAAGATTTGCAGCTATTGCTGATATTCAAGTAGGAGATGGTAATCAAGGTGCTGCAGTAGGTACAACTGTTGCATTATTAGAACGTGGATCAAGAGTTATGTCTGCAATTCACAAAAGATTATATTCTTCACTAAGACAAGAGTTTAAAACACTAGCAAAAGTATTTGCTACATACTTACCACCAGAATATCCTTATGATGTTGTCGGTGGAGAGAGAAATATTAAATTAACGGATTTTGACGACAGAATAGATATTATTCCAGTTGCTGATCCTAACATATTCTCAATGTCGCAAAGAATTACAATTGCACAAACAGAATTACAATTAGCAACTTCTAATCCTGAGTTACATAACATGTATGTAATTTATAGAAAAATGTATGAAGCATTGGGTGTAAAAGATATAGATAAAATTTTACCTCCCCCTGCTCCACAAGAACCTAAAGATCCAGCACTAGAGCATATTGATGCATTAACTCAAAAACCTTTTCAAGCGTTTAGAGGACAAGATCACCAAGCTCATATGACTGCTCATTTAAATTTTATGGAAACTAATTTAGTTAGAAATAACCCACCAGTCATGGTTTCTATTCAAAAAAATATTTTAGAACATATTTCTTTAATGGGACAAGAACAAGTTGAAATGGAATTTGCAGAACAAGTACAACAAATGCAAATGATGCAACAACAAGCACAAGCGAATCCACAAATGAAACAGCAAGCTGAAATGCAGACTCAACAATTGTCTATGAAAATTGAAGCAAGAAAAGCTGTATTGATTGCTGAGATGACAGAAGAGTTTATGAAGGAAGAAAAAAGAATTACATCACAATTTGATTCTGATCCTTTACTAAAACTAAAATCACGAGAAGTTGATCTTCGTGCAATGGAAAATGACCGTAAACAACAAGACATGAAAATGAAAAATGAACTTGAAAGAGCTAAATTAGTTCAAGATCAGGCTTCTACGGATCAAAAACTAAATCAAAACGAAGAATTAGCAGGTTTAAGAGCTGAAACGTCTATTGAAAAACAAGAAATGGCGAATGAGAACAGATTAATACTTGCTAACATGAAACCAAACAGATAAAAGGAATATATTATGATGAATTACAAAACAGGCGGCAAAAAAGTAGTAATGCCCGAGCAAGAAAAAGTAGTTGATTCTAGATCAGAGAAAAGTTTTAGAGGAAAAAGCTTTATTGCTAAAGGCGACTCTAATCCGGTTAAAGGTACTGGTGCTGCAAGAAAACAAAAAGACGTAACCTGGTATTAGTATGTGGTTTTCAGCTATTAAATTAGCCGTCTCAGCTGGTAGTAAAATTTATGCTAACAAGCAGAAGACTAAAATGGCAATGTCAGATGCACAACTAATGCATGCGTCTCGTATGGCCGAAGGAAAAGAAGCTTACCAGGGAAAACTATTAGAAGCCCGTCAGTCAGATTGGAAGGACGAGGCAGTTTTAATAATTTTAAGTTTGCCAATAGCAATCCTGGGCTGGGCAGTCGTAAGTGACGATCCAACAGCAATGGACAAAGTAAAATTGTTCTTCGAGATGTTTTCAGAGCTTCCTAAATGGTTTACAAATTTATGGATCCTTGTCGTGGCAAGTATTTATGGTATAAAAGGAACACAAATTTTTAAAGGCGGAGCAAAAAAATAATGATTGATAAAAAAGAAAAAAATACTTTAAAAAAACATAGCGTGCACCACACTGCAAAGCATATGTCTACAATGAAAAAGAAAATGAAAAAAGGCATGACATTTAAAAAATCACATAACCAAGCAATGAAAAAGGTAGGTAGATAATGAGTGCACTGTTTAATATTATAAAAAATTTTGGTAAGAAAACATCTTCAACTATTAGTTCTGTTAAAATTAAAAAAAATTTAGCTGGTAGAAGAGCAGATCAAGACGCTATTGTAAAAGGTGTTGATAAACATTTAAAATCATCAAGCCCAACAAGTTCAGCAATAAAAAAGAAATTTACTAAAAAAGCTTCTGATATTCACGATAAATTTCAAAAAAAAGGAGAATAATTATGAGAATGAGTTATAAAAAAGGTAAAGACGTTAAGAAAAAAGTTAAAGGTGGTGGATCAGACTTTGGAATGTTAAGTGTAAAAGCTGGTATAGACAAAAACCCAAACGCAACACAAGCAGATAGAATTGCCGGTGCAACAAAAGGCAAAAAAAGAACAATGGCTATGGGTGGCGGAATGATGAGAAAAGAATTTGGTAAAGGCGGTGGAGCCGGTTTATATGCAAACATTAAAGCTAAAAAAGATAGAATCAAAGCTGGTTCAGGAGAAAAGATGGCAAAAGCTGGAGACAAAGGTCGACCAACAAAAGCTAATTTTATAGCAGCAGCTAAGACAGCAAAGAAGCCAACTAAAAAAGCGTAATGGCTAGAACTGCAGCATGGCAGAGAAAAGAAGGAAAATCTAAATCAGGTGGACTTAATGCTAAAGGTGTTGCATCTTACAGAGCAGCTAATCCAGGATCAAAACTTAAAACAGCAGTCACAACTAAACCTTCTAAATTAAAAGCAGGTTCTAAAGACGCTAATCGTAGAAAATCATTTTGTGCTAGAATGACTGGTATGAGAAAGAGACAAAAACCAAGCAACAATACAGGTGATGATAGATTATCTAAATCACTTAGAAAGTGGAATTGTTAATGAGTCCAGAAACAGTAATTTATAAACTGCAAAGAGGAATAGAACTACAATTAGAAAATTTGACCAATGTTGTAACAACGGGAGTTGACAGCATGGAAAAATATAGATATATATTAGGACAAATAAATGCATTGGAATCAGTGCGTCAGGAGCTTTCTAGCCTGCTTAACTCAGAGGAGAAAAATGAAGGAACAGTCATCGATATTGGGGACCACAAGCCCAAAGATAACACTACCAAATAAAGACTTAGTTGGTGTAAAAAAATCAAAAGAAAAAAAAGAAGTTACAGAAGAAACTACAAAATTACCAAAACCTACCGGTTGGAGAATGCTTGTTTTGCCATTCAGAATGGATGAGAAAACAAAAGGCGGAATCTTACTAGGCAATCAAACTGTAGACAGACAACAAGTAGCATCACAATGCGGAAACGTAATTGCGATGGGAGATTCTTGTTATGCGGATAAAGATAGATATCCAAATGGTCCATGGTGCAAGGTTGGTGATTGGGTAGTCTTTGCCCGTTACGCCGGATCAAGAATAGAAATTGATGGTGGTGAAGTACGTCTTTTAAATGAAGATGAAGTTTTAGCAACCGTAGAAGATCCAACGGATATTCTACATAAATATTAACATAGGAAGGACACTATGCCAGAAGCAAATAAAATAA